AATAGCCCGGCAAACATTTCTTTGTAGTTGTCGGTCCAGGCGTCGAACATCTCTTCATATGAGTGATATGCGTAGGCCCTCTCTTTACAGTTAGCTACTGGGTCTTCCCCGGTCTCAACGATCACATACTCCTTCTGTTCGATGTTCACATGGGAGCAAAAGCCGGTCTGCATCCGGTACGTTGTGGTAGTATCTCCGGAAGATCCAAACTGCTTATACTTCCTAGCTCCATACCATCTCCATCCATCCTCATCAACGCCATCCAGAAACAGATAGTCGTCGATCATGTGTTTAAAGAATTCTTCTCTTTCAGTCATAATTCGTCTCCTTCTCCGTCAACTCTTTCTCATGAGGGCTTCGGACCTCCAAAGGCGGTTTTAAGAAGGGGATCACTCCCCGTCAAGCTCTACCCACCGGATAAAATCATTGAGTGCATTCATTGCGCTTGCTTCCGATCTGTAAAAGCTACAATCAAGCGAATGCCCGTTGTTTATTTTTAATTCGTACCAGGGGTTCCAATCTTCGTTGTCAATGTGAACTTCTTTGATTGTGGCCCAGTGGCCATAGCCGTTTGCAAACGTCTTCATATTTTTTCTCCTCCTTACATTGAGCAATAAGACGTCATGTTGAAGCACATTTCTTTAAGATCGTTTTCTGCTCCTTCTCTCGTTTCAAAGACGCTCACGTGATAAAGCATTCCGTCACTGTCCCATGCCATTGTCCGCCAACCGGTTTTCATGTCGGCGCCGTCGTATGGCCTGATGGTCACTTTCTGAATTGTTGCGATATTCTTTGATATCTCGTTTCTGTACATTTTCATACTTTTCCTCCTCTTACTCTGCGTTTCCCATCCGGGGCTTGTAACCCGGTAACAGTCGCATTAAGAGAAGGGCCGGAGCCCTAGTAGTCTTTCAAAAAATCTCTTACGTCAGCTTCTAACAGGTGCGCCTCGACGACATCGTCATATAATCTCTGAAGGTTTCCATCCAGGCTTTCGTCGTCGTCCCATTCGATCCCGTGACATCTGATAAAGCCGGTATTTGTTACGCATCCGGCCTCAAGCCAGGTTCCATCCTCCCGGACCAGTTTCACAACGTCGTAATAATCCCCGTTTTCAAGTTCAACTAAACCGATATACTGTTCCATTAGGCCTCCAGGACGCCGTCGTTTATAGCGTCCATTAGATCGTTAGAGAAAGCCTCCCAGGCGTTGTCAAAATCCGCGTTTTCCGGGGTGCAATAGTATTCGATCATGGCCCATCTGTCCGCCGTATAAATCAATTCATCATCCATAGCTTGAAAAACGGCTTCATATGGATCGTTTTTAATTTCGTCGGCGTCGATCCGGCTTAAAACGTTTTCCGCGATCCCTACAAAATCTCCGCAAAAATGACGTGATAATTTTTCATAATTTAATGACATATTTTTTCCTCCTGTGCTCTGTGTTCTTTCTGACGGCTTGCAACGTCCATCGGCCACATTACAGGGCCCCTAATACCGGGACCAAATCGTCGTTTGTTTGGAAGTAGTAGAGGACCAGCGACCACATCTGACCGTTTCCCCGTTCATCTTGTAAGCTACCAGCGTGTAATAGCTCTGTAATACCGGGATCGTTAAGACTTCACCTGTGGATAAATCCTCAACGTCGGCCAGTACCTGCCAGGCTTGCATTGATCTAACTTGAGTGTTTCCAAAGTCTGTATAATCGATTAAGCGATAGCCGTTTTCCTTTAAAGTGTTTTCTAATGCGGATGTGTTTCTGATTGAATACTGTTTCATGTTTTTCCTCCTATATGTGCTCTGTATTTATCCCGGCTTGCAACGGGCCCCGGCTACATTACATTTGAAGCGCAACGCTTATCGTTAAGGATTTAAAGGACCGATTGTATAGGCTTGAATGCACGGGCTTAGAAGGTGATACCGGTGGGCCACGTCCTACTAGATCGGGCGATCCTACTTGAAACTTGTTTCGGCGTTCAAGGACCGGGCTGATATGGGAGGCCATCCCGGCGGGTTAACCGTCTAACTGATTACGTCTCCATTCTAGCGTTAACCGGTCAACATGTCAACAACTTTTTGAAGAAATTTTTTCAGTTAGCCGTTCAACAGGGCACCGGCATGCTAAAAAGCCTTTATTCATGGGCTAAAATGAAATTGTGTGAAATTGTGTGATGACGCAAAAAAACGGCCCTGGACGCGTTCAAATGGTGATAAATTGATATTGTAAGAAGTCCCGGAAAGAGGGGCTTTTTTTGTTTACCAGGGAAGGCCGGAAGCGTTCACCAGGGAAGCGCACCAGGGACGAAAGACGCGCACCAGGGAAGCACCAGGCCCGGCCGGAAAGTCAAAAAGAAAGAAGGGATCACGATGAAGTGCAAGAGATGCGGGCATGATATGAGAAGGGAAAAGAGAAAGCCGGGATCGTATCAATATAGATGTGAGTTTTGCGGGCTGATTGTAGCCGGTCCGGCCGAAAGTCAAGAAAAAGAAAAGCCACAGGATGAAGGAAAAGGATAAAAGCATATAGGGAAATAGCATAAACATATTCCAGGGAATAGACAATAAGAACCGGAGGCCCGGAGGATGTACACGAAACATATACCTATAGCGCATTTATAGCTGATGGGTTGGGCGTCCGTCCTCCTTCTCACGTCACCGGAGATACGAAAGAGGCGATCCGCTCATAGGATCACGTGACCATCTAACACGCTATAGCATAGCCGATGCGATCCGGTCCGGTCCGGTGGCCCGTTGCGTCCCTGTTGCATATCATCGAATAAGCCTTTATTCATAGGGGCTACGAGTCCCGGTCATGGGACATAAGGAAGGAAGCCCGGCCCATTGCATATAATAAGGTTCATCATTCCCGGCGCGGGGTACCGGAGGGGGCGGGGTAGGAGCCGATTTCGCGGTGATTCTTTTTCCTCTATAGGACCCCCTTTAAAAATCGCCCCCATTTTTGAAATACGAAACCCCAATTTGAATATACGTAAGGAGGTTACCATGCCAGGAAAATTACGAAAGATCACGTCTGAGGAAGCCCGTGAAATGCAGGCTATAGGAGCAGAGAAGAAAAGGATCGAACGTCTGAAACGTGAATCAATGAAGTTTACAATCAACACCCTCCTATCGAAAACCCTCAAGAAAGGCGAGTTATGCACGGCAGACGACGTTTTGTCTTTAGCCGAAATGGAAGGTAAGAATTTAGACGTTCAGACCGCGATCATCATTGCTGTAGTCCAAAGAGCATTAATGGGTGATATGAACGCCGTACAGTTCTTAAGAGACACAGTCGGCGAAAAGCCATCAGACAGAGTTGAACTGGATCAGAACTTAACAGTTGAATCATGGGCGAAGAGACACAAAGTGAAGCTGTAGAATTTACTGCTAAGGATTTTATTGAGGAATTCTTCAAGATCCGTTCTAAGACCGGGGAATTGATCAATTTAAAATTCAACCACGCACAGCAGAAATTTTATGACTTGTTAAAAGAAAGTTATGGTTGCAGGCCGTCAAGGTTCATAATTCTTAAAGCCCGTCAGTTAGGTATTAGTACATTCACGGAAGCATTTATTACTTTCATGACGATGTTCAATCCCAATACCTCAAGCGTATTACTGGCACATCAAGCCGATTCTGCGAGTGCAATTTTTAACATGACCAAGCTCTACGTCAATGAACTTCCCAAGAGTATGCAACCTCAACAAAAGTATTCTAATGCTAAGGAAATCGTTTTTGACGCAGATGAAAATGGTTTAAAGTCGTCCATACGAGTAATGGTAGCAAGTGACGCCACCCGTGGTTCTACTTACAAATACGCTCATCTATCAGAGGTAGCCTTTTGGGAACATCCCGAAGAAGCTTTATTAGCTTTAAATCAAGCTGTTCCCTCTACCGATGATTCTCTGATTGTGATTGAAAGTACAGCCAACGGATTTAATTACTTCTACACCTTGTGGCAGGATGCCGTGAATGGACGCAGTGACTATACACCACTTTTCTTTCCGTGGTACGTTGACCCCAATTATTCACGCCCTTATGATGGTTTTACTCTAACCCTCTACGAATCCGACATAATGAAACGGTTTAATCTCACCTTAGATCAATTACAGTGGAGACGGTGGTGTATAGCCAACAACTGTGGCGGTGATGAACTTAAATTCAGACAGGAATACCCAATTACCCCGGAAGAAGCTTTTATCACAAGTGGTACTTCTATCTTCAACACTGAGATTATATTGGAGCATATGAAATCTCTCCCGGAACCTATTAAGAGAGGGTATTTCTCATATGATTACGATGGCTTGCATCTGACGAATATTCACTGGGTGGATGATGGTTTAGGTTATATCAAGATTTACAAGGATAGAACGAGTTTAAATACGGTCATAGGCGGTGATACCGCGGGCGAAGGTTCAGACTTCTTTGTTGCTCAGGTAATTGATAATGACGGTTATTTGTGTGCTACGTTACATAAACAGTTCGATTCGGATTTATATGTGAAGCAAGTCTACTGTTTGGGAGCGTATTACCATTCCCTTATAGCGATAGAGAGTAACTTCGATACCTTCCCCAATAGAGAGTTGCAGAGATTGAAATATCCCACTTTATACGTCCGTGAGACTTTCGATTCGATAGTCCATGACGTTCAGGAAAGGTATGGATTTAAAACCACTGCTTTAACAAGACCGCAGATTATTTCTGAATTAGTGGAGATATCCCGTGAGCATATCGAAAAGATAAACGACCGTGAGACGTTGCAGGAGATGTTATCTTTCGTGCGTAACACTAAGGGTCGTGCCGAGGCATCAGAAGGAACTCATGATGACTTGGTTATGGCTTTGGCGATCGGATATCATGCGCTTGGACAGTTGCCGAACAGAATATCAAAAAAACCAATTATACAAGAAGAAAGGATGGATGAGGACTTAGCGTTCTTTAATTACTAATGGAAATCATCTTAATCTTACTAACAGGCATCTTAATGGGTGCTTTTATTTTCGCCTCATTTTGTTTGGGTTATTACGTCAGAGGTAAGAAATCCAACGATGAGGCTGTGAAAGTCACTAAGGATAATGCGGAGTTCATTGCGGAAATGATGAACTGGCGCTCTTACAACGGGGGTGAGTAATGTTAACACCTACAAAAATATGGAACGAATACCAAAACGGAGTTGAATACTTATACAACTTAGATAACTATTTTGAGAAGGTGAGGGTCAATGAACATTTTTGGGACGGTCGCCAGTGGGAAGGTCTTGAATCCAAGAATATGCCGAAACCAGTATTTAACGTTCTTCAGAGGGCGGGTAAATTCATGGTCTCCACGATTGGCTCGAATGACATTGCCGTTTCCATAACTCCCTTTACCTCATTGGCTGATGACATCGAAAGGATGGTTCCAATTTCAAAAGAGATTGAGCATATTATCGAAGTCGCCCGTATGAAGGAAGCATCAAAGACGGTAATCAGAAATGCTTTTGTTGACGGTTCAGGGTATATGTTGCAGATGTTCGACCCCGATGTGGATACGGGTCAGCCCGCCAAAGGTGCGATTAAAAATCAGGTAGTGGACAATACCAACGTATTCTTCGGCAATCCCTATTCCAACGATTTGCAGGGTCAGCCCTATATTATCGTTGCCTTAAGACAGGATGTTCGTCAGGTACGCCAAGAAGCGATGGAACTCGGTATGTCGAAAGAGGATGCTCAAAGTATTCAAGCCGACAACGAAGGGTTACACGTCAACGAAGATACCGCCACTAATTTGGTTACAGTTTTAATCAGATTCTACAAAAAGAAGACCGAGTACATTGAGGAAGTTGAAGACATCGATCCAATTACCGGGGAGAAAATCATGATTCCCGAAAAAAGGGTTAAAGAAACCGTGTGGTTTACCAAGTCTACGGAAACGATGTTCATCAAAGAACCAACGGATTTAGGTTACAAGCGATATCCGCTCTCCTGTTTCGGTTGGGATATTATCAAAAACTCCTATATGTACAATTCCCCGATGACCTCGGTCATTTCAAACCAAGTGTTTATTAATAAATGCTTTGCCATTGCACAGATGTATGGGTTACAGTCAGCTTTCCCGAAAATCATTTTTGATAAGAACAAAGTTCAAATCGATGAGTTCATGAACAACATTTCTCCTCAGGCTGTAGCAGGAATTGACATTGCAGGAAAATTTATCGACTTTATCAAAATCCCTGATTTCTCAAATAACATCATCGAGTTAGCAAAAGAAACCATCGCACAAACCAAAGACATGATGGGCGTTACCGACGCTTCGTTGGGCAACGTAAGACCTGATAATACGTCGGCCATTATTGCTTTGCAGGAGTCGAGTGCGGTTCCATTGGAAATTCAAAAATCAAATTTCTATGTATTCTGGGAAGACACTGTCAGAAATATCATCGACATCATATCCACGGACTACGGAACTCGTCAGGTAATGACCTCTGATAATCAGTTGGCAATTGTGGATTTCAGTATGCTTAAAACACTGAATTACAACTTAGACGTCGAAATCGGCAATGGCGCACAGTTCAGTGAAATTGCCCAAATGAATACATTAGATAAGTTGGTACAGGCAGGTTACATTGATCCGGGTGATTATATCGAAACCGTGCCTTCCAAATATATTCCACAGAAATCCAAGTTGTTACGTTCCTACCAAGAGCGGATGCAACAGATGACTGCGATGGGTGCGGAGCCTCAGTCAAGAGGTTCTAATCCCACAGATGAACACGTCCCGTTATAAGGGGTACCACTTAAGAGTATCCCTTTTTTAATGCCTCACCACGGGCAAGAAAGGAAACTATGGACGAAGAATTGAATGTTGAACTTGAAACTGAAAACCTTTTTGAAGACTACGAACCAACCAGTGAAGAGTCCACAGAAACAGTAGAAGAACCTACAGAAACAGTAGAAGAATCAAGTGAGACACCTGAAGTTGCGGAAACGCCTTGGGAGCTAGACGTGAAGTTTAACGGGGAAGAGCGCACCCTCAATAAAGACGAAGCACGTGTCTTGGCTCAAAAGGGTTTGAATTATGACCGTTTCTATGAACCACTGGAAAGACTGGCAAGAGCAAACAATATGTCTGTCGGCGATTACGTCAACAAACTTGAGAGTACGCAGAGCCAGTACGAACTGGAACAGGAAATGGACAATCTCCGCAATGACCCCAAGTATGAGAATGTTTCGGATGAAGTATTAGAGGAAATCGCTCAATCAAGAGTAAAGGACTTTAACGGTCAGAGAGAACAATACTACAACGAACAGACTCAGAAACAGAACGATTTAGAACAGCAGAGGGTTCAGAGAGAAGTTGATTTATTTTTGGAAGAATATCCTGAGTTCAAGGATAAAGACCCAAATACGTTAGACCCGAAAGTCTACGATTTCGTAAGACAGGGTTATACGTTATTGGAAGCTTACAACAAATTCCAAAGATTAAACACAGCTAAATCCCAAGCTGAATCCAAAGCTAAGGTAAACCAATTAAACGAAGCCAACAAAAAGAAAGCGTTAGGGAACACCACGAATGCAGGAAGTTCTCAGGAGGACGCTTTTTTAAGTGGGTTTCTAAATAGTTAAGAAAGGAAAAAATATGGCTATTAATCTTGCTGAAAAATACTCCCCAAAGGTAGTAGAAAAATTCTATAAGGATTCCGTTATTTTAGGTAAATCCAACAAGGAGTATGACTGGGACGGCGTACAGTCCATCAAGGTTTGGACGATCACCACCCACGCTCCGACCGCCTATCTGAAACCAGCCAACAACACCAGTGCGGTTTCTCTACAGCGTTACGGCACGACCTATGAAGTCGAAGACACGATTCAGACGATGACCCTGACGCAGGACAGAGCCGTTTCTTTATCAGTTGATAAGGGCAACAACACCGAGCAGATGTTAATCAAAAATGCAGGAAAGGTCATGTCTCTTGAACTGAGAGAACAGTTCGTTCCTGAATTCGACAAGTACGCTCTTGCACGCTATTCGGGCTTAATGACGTCCGCTCCGTCTTGGGCATCTCTTGTCACGGCTGTCAACGATGGTACTTCTTTAACGAAGAACAATATCGTCGAGAAGATTTCCGATGGCGTAACTGCTTTAAGAAACAACATGGTCGATATCAACGACTGCTACTTATATATTGGTGAATCCAACTTTGCCAAGTTGTTACTGGCTCCTGAATTCATCAACTACAACAACCCGACATTCGCTAACGCTCATTTAGAGAAAGGTGTTATGGGTAAAATCAGAGGTGTCGAAGTTGTCGCCGTTCCTGATGATTACCTCAACACTACTGGCAACACGAACCTCTCCACCAACGTTCACTTCATGATTGTCAAGAAGGGTTCCGTTTTAGTACCGACCAAAATCAAGGACATGAAAGTCCATCAGGACCCGCCTGGACTCTCTGGTGCTTTACTGGAAGTCCGTTGGCTGTACGATGCATTTGTCCTTGAAACCAAGGCAAAAGGCGTCTACGTCTCCAAGGCTGTAGCATAGTGTTTTATATGGGAGGGTTTCGGCTCTCCCTTTCTTTTTGAAGGGGGTTCTATGACAGTACAGGAATTGTATTCAAAAACCAAAGCGTGGATGTTCGAAAAACCTTCTTCCAACATTTACGACAACTACATCATCGAGATAACGAATAAGGTCTTGGCTGAGCTATATGAAGAGAATAATATGCTTCGTATGTTCAAAGGAATGGCGCCGTTTCAGGACGGGATTTCAAACCATTTAGTCCATGATATGACAGACGAACTGGACTACGAAGAGGAATATTTGTACGATGTGATACCTAAAGGTGTTGATGCGAATTTTCTAATGGACGACGACCTCTCTAAGATGTCCATTTATCAGACCGAGTACAATAATGCTCGTGTCATGCACCAGTGCTTAGTACCACAGTCCGTACTTGAAGAGTATTATTAATGCCGATTCAGAGTTATCCAAAGTTCAAAGCCGTTCCCGATAGATTGCAGGAGATATCTCAGCCTGCGATTGGGGGAATCAATTTAAAGGATTTGGAGTTTGAACAAGAGGTCAATCAGAGTCCTTATCTGTTAAATGTCATGTACCGCAATGGTGCATTCGGCAAACGATATGGTCAGGAAGTTTATTCGACTTATCAAGATGAGATATATTCGATAATTCACTATTCAGATGATGTATTCGTGCATTCGGGTTCTAAGATTTATAAAGGTCAGACGGAAGTCGCCACAGGGATGCCTTTGACAAAAGGTCTGTTCATAGTTTACGCACAGAAGTTATACTATTTGATTTCAAGCGGATTTTACGAATTTGACGGAACTTCCTTTAATACCATAGATTCTTACGTTCCCGAATTCATGATTAACTGCAAGCCCGATGGTTCAACAGGTGCAGACCAAATCGACAGCTTAAATGTATTAGGAACGAAATTCAAAATCATCTTCAATGGTGAAGCAAACGTTACTTTATACAAAGCGGGAAGTTATACGAAAATCGATAACAAGGAGTTAGCCGATTGGAATATAACACCGAGAATTTGGGTCGAGGATGTTGAAACCACGGCGTTCACAGTAGACGCAACCAACAAAACGATAACATTCACCACCGCTCCCCCTGAGGGTTCGATGAATGTCGTAATGGAATTTACCATGGTAGCGGGATTACTGGACACTGAAAAGAATCAAATTTTAAACAGTAAATTCTACGACACGTTCGGCGGTGCAAACAACTCTAGGTTATTCGTAGCAGGGAGTGGTAATTCCAAATATTACTATTCTCAGGCTTACGATATTTCTTACTTCCCCGAAAACAACTTTGCGACTTTAGGAAATACAGAGGAAGATATCACTGGTTTCGGTCGTCAGTACAACGTATTGATTGTCTTCAAACCACGTGAAATCTACTCCATTTATTCATATACTGAAACTTCCTCTACTACAGTAATGGAAGAAAACATCGGTATGGAATCATTCAGGTCGCAGTTAGTCAACGCCTCGATTGGATGCGATGCTCCGTATTCGATTCAAATCATTAACAACTTATTGACATGGTTCAATTCACGTGAGGGTATTTGCACGTTAGTCTCCACGAACATTCAGGATGAACGTAACGTCAGAATCATTTCACGTAATATCGAACGAACAAACAATTTTGGAGTTAAAGGCATTTTGGATTTCGATGAGAATCCTTCCAACATTCAGAGCGCTGACTACAACAATAAATACTTTATCGTCTTCCCTACGGAAGGAATGTGCTATATGTGGGACTACGAAATCGCACCTTACCGATATTCAACGTCGGGCGGTGAGACAAACCCACGTGAACTTGACTGGTTCCTGTTTGACCACTTTTATGTAAAAAGATTCTTAAAGGTCGGTAAACAGTTAATCTATGCAAGTTCACATTCCAGTTTTAATACCTCTCTTATTAAGCTGAATGCAAGTTTCTTGGATTTGGACTTTGACGGAGACGGTGAAGGGGATGCGATTCATTCATATTACATGACTCCGTTCTTCCAGTTCGGGGCAGTGGATATGCTCAAAAATGTCAAAAATATTTACGTACAATGCCGAGGCGACACCGCTTCAGTTATTGATATGTATTACTACACAGAAGAATCTATCACTCCTGAAGAAGAACCCGAAGCTATCAGAATCGGCGGTAAGTTGTGGGCGCATTTCCAATGGCATAACTTCCAATGGCTCGTAGTGAACTGGGCAAATACATTCAGGAGAAAATGCAATTTAAAGAAGATTCAGATGGCTTCATTTTTCTTCACCAACAACGATGCCAACCGTGATATGTCCATTACGCATATCGGGTTACAGTATCAACTGGTGAAGTACATTCGATAGGGGGTTTTAATGAACAAATTAACATATGGTCAATATGACTCCAACATCACCGACATTGCGTTTGATACCAATAACGGATATATCGAACCGTCGGGTGAGTCGGAAGTCAGAAAACAATTATCGACCCCTCTCAAGGAAATCAAGGATTTCGTCAACAACACCGTCAGTGTAAAAACGGCAAGTGAAGACGTTGTCCAAATCGGTGTAACCTCGCAACGAACTTTACAGTTCAGAGACTCCGAGGGCGGTTCATGGAGAGACTTGGCGTCAAGCGGACATATTATTTATGTCAACGATGGCAGTGAAACTGTCCAAATGCCTCAACGTACTCAGTTGGAATTCGACAATGTCACCGCATCCGATACTGGTTCAAGAATTATCATTCAGGGTTTGACTGGACCGCAGGGTGAACAGGGTGAACAGGGAATTCAGGGCATTCAGGGAGTTCAGGGTCCGCAGGGTTATTCGTTTAAAATCTTCGGTTCTTACGATACCTATGAAGAACTGATTGAAAACGTAACTAATCCAAATGTAGGCGATGCCTATGTGGTGGGAAGTGAAATTTACTCCTATGGTGACGATAACGGAGCTTTAGGTTGGATCGATTTAGGTCAGTTAACCGTCGGACCGCAGGGACCTCAAGGAATCCAAGGCATTCAAGGTGTTCAAGGCGAACGAGGACTGCAGGGAGAAACAGGCGTTGGCGTTCCTTCGGGTGGTTTGGAAGGGCAGTTCCTAAAGAAAAACTCTTCTACTGACTACGATACGGAGTGGAGTGTCATTCCTGCTTATATGGGATTGGTCGACAACGCAAATGACAACGACATTTTAATCACCAACTTGTCAGGACAGGCTATTGATAGTGGAGTTACGATTGAAGATTTGAAAGTTCTTCAGGTCGATGTTCCTTCGTTCTCTTCCTTGCCTTTGACTGTTAGCAATTCATCTATTACATCAAACCACGTGGAAATGAAGACCGTGTTCTCTAATCCGTCTGCTCAGGCGGATGATTGGACGGTGACGACTTCAGCAGGGTCTTTAACTATCAGTGGTTCGATTAGCGGTTCCACATCATTAACGATGTACTTGGCGGTGAAATCATGAATCGTGGCGATACTGTAAGTTTGATGTTGGATTACCAGTTGAACGGTGAGAGCTTGGTTGAAGGCGGTTACGATGAAATCGAACTCCAAATCAACAATCAGAGTTCAAGCAAGTCCATTAAGAAAAGATTATCCGAGGGTACGATTCAGTGGAAAACGATAAACTACAACCTTAATGGAAGTATCGAAAGTTACACTGGGTACGTTGCGGAGTTAACGCAAGAGGAAACGTTTAAACTATCGGCGGGTCAGTCTACTGTTCAGCTGAGAGTGAGGATCGGAAATCAGGTAGGCTCATCCGGCACCACTACGTTTACTTTAGGCGCAGTTCTGTCAAGCACAGTCATATGATTATCAACTGGGGTGCGACTTTATCGGGGAATGTCAAAACCTCTGCAATAAGCCTGAACGGCGGAGTAATTTGCGGAGCAGGACAGCAGAGATACGAAGGCTCCTATATAGTCACACCAACTAGATACACTCAAACGTTGCCTACCAGTAACAAATTATTGACGAGCGATGTAGTCGTTAATCCCATTCCGCCTGAGTACGGTCTTATTACTTGGGATGGCGTGGTTTTAACTATCAGTTAGGAGAAATATGGCACAAAACGTAATTATTAACGGAGTAACCTATCAGAACGTTCCCGAAGTCGATATCCCCAAATCGGGCGGTGGTACGGCAAAATTCTACGACACAGCGGGAGCGGATGTTACATCGGCAGATTTATTAACAGGAAAAACAGCCTACGGGTCAAGTGGTTCCATTTCGGGTTCAATGGCGAACAATGGTTCAACGTCAGGAACTATCTCAACTAAAGCAGGAACTGTTACGATTCCCGCAGGATATACGACGGGTGGTACAGTAAGCATCCTTGCATCGGCTGTAAGTGATTTGACCGCATCCGCTTTGTTATCAGGAAAAACAGTTCTCGGTATCACTGGCACATTGAGTATGCCTTCCATCTCACAGGATGCAACGACAAAAATATTAAGTATTAGTTAGGAGGGATTATGGCTCAAAACATAACTCTATTAGGGGCTTCCTACAGCGATGTTCCTGCTGTTACATTACCGAAAACTGGCGGTGGAGTTGCGACGTTTACAGATGTTACAGATACAACTGCTGTAGCTTCCAATGTCGAAAGTGGCATATATTTTTACACTTCCAATGGAACACTCACACTAGGGACGGCGGTTCGTGCAACTGCGACTGTAACTGGTACTACTTTGTACTTAACGGACGGTTTCCCAATAGGAGTGTAATATGGCAAATATAGATAAGATAAACGTAAACGGCACTTTATACAACATCATAGACACAACAAGCGGGTATATTACAACCACCAACGACATATATTGGTGTACCTACGGAACGACAACGAGTGCAGAGATCGAAACAGCCATCAACGCAGGCAAATGCCCGATGGTCAAATATAACAATTACACCTACACTCTGAGATACAGAAACAGTTCGACCAACCATAGATTTGTATGCAACTATGGTGGGAAGGAATACTCAGTCGTCTGCCAAAGCAGTACATGGATGCCCGACGGAACATTGACGTTCCTTACATCCGCTCCAGTTTCCAGCGTAAACGGACAGACAGGTGCGGTCACAGGATTACAGACAACGAGCAACCTTGTCACATCTGTTTCATCTTCATCTACTGATTCTCAATATCCAAGTGCGAAATGTTTATACGATATGGTCGGAGATATTGAGACCTTATTAGCATCGATTTAGGGGGATTTATGAGTATAGCAACAGAAATCACAAGATTGCAGAATGCCAAAGCATCCATAAAGACTTCAATTGAAAATAAGGGTGTAACTGTTCCTTCGGCTACAAAATTGGATGGTTATTCGACATTGATCGATTCTATTCAGACAGGTGGCGGTGGAATATCGGTAGATGACATCGCACAGAATCTTCAGCCAAGCGGTGCAATTACGCTAGGCAATAGTGTAACAACGATTGGCAATTACGCTTTTGCAGGTAAACCGATTACGTCTATTACTGCGCCATCAGTTACATCAGTATCAATGTACGCTCTGCAAAATACATCAATTTCATCCATTACAGACAGTAATTTTCCATCTTTTGGCGTGAGTTCAGATTCTCCCATGGCGATTAGAATGAGCAGTCTTGTTTCTATTAAATTAACAGGCGAAAAAATAACATTGAATAGCGGTTCGGGTGCATTAAGAGACAACACAAGTCTTGTATCTGCTGAATTTCCTAATTGTGCTAAAAATGTCGGTGCAAATCATACAGCTATGGGTAACGCATGCTTCTATGGATGCACGAATCTTGAACTTGTAGACATCGGTTATTGCACAAGCATAGGTGGTACTGCATTTTATAACGATAAAAAACACATCACTCTGATAATGAGAAAATCTGATGCTCTTGTGACACTTGGAAACACAGGCAATTTCAATAATTCATGCTTTGCGAAAGGACAAGTAGGTGGAACAATTTACATTCCAAAAGTCTTATATGACCATTTAGGCGATGGAACATCAGATGATTATCAACACGCAACAAATTGGTCAACAGTTCAAGGATATGGCACTATAACATGGGCAAAAATCGAAGGGAGCATCTACGAATGATAAAAACAGAAATTATCGGTAATTTGATAAAAACCTATTCCGATCTTGGGATGAAGATTCATGGCGGTCTTCCTGAAGCAGATTACGATGAAGCCTATGACCCTATCGACAGTGGCAGAACCTACACCGAAACGGATATTCCCATTGATGAAACATCGGCAGAGGAAATCGTCAATATCCTCACAGGAGAAAGCGAATGATAACGAAAGAAAAAGCTAGAAAGTTAAGGAAATTCCTTGAACAGATGTCCGTCAACGCTACCGATGAAGAAGCACTCGGCAATATCCTCGCTTTTCCAAAGTGGGAAGTCGGCAAAGAGTATGTCAAGGACGAAAGAATCCGTTATGAAAATGTGCTTTATAAAGTATTACAAAGCCATACATCACAAGCTGATTGGACTCCAGATGTTGCCGTTTCGTTGTATGTGAGAGTTTCTATTGAGGAATTCCCCGATTGGGTTCAACCTCAAGGAGCACACGATGCCTATAACAAGGGCGATAAAGTTACTCACTTGGAAAAGCACTGGGTATCTGACGTTGACAATAACGTATGGGAGCCTTCAGTTTATGGATGGAGCGAATTATGATAGCAAATATTTTTGACAACATCTTCTCCAATATGGAAGCACCCATCGTATTCCTTATCGTAGCAATTGTATTAAGAGTGGCAAACATTACTTTATATTTAATCGAACAAAGGTGAAAGGAGTAGATTAAATGAACAAATTCTTTTTAGTTCAAGTCAAACGTACGAACGGCACAATCGAAAAAGGAGTTGTTGTGAAAGACTCCTACGATGACGCTTGCCAAAGCTACCACGCTTATTTAGGTGCGTATGCCTTTGGAAAGGATGCAAACACCGACTATGTTCTTGTTCACATCCTCAATTCCGAGGGTCTTGGATTGAAGGGCGAAGTTTGGAAAAAGGCTGAAGAGCCACAGGAGTAACCTATGGCAACAAGCACATTAGCAAAAACTACATTGAAATCCAAAGTCGCTTGGAACAACAGCAATCCGACAGAAGCGTTTGGGGCACAAACCATATCGACAGGCTTTTCAAACATCAAAGGAATAACCATTCGGTATAGAGAATACGCAACCACAACACGAGAGTTCAACGTTACTATCTTTGGAGATGAAAGCAGAGTCGATGGTAAACTAGATGGTTTCACATTTACGTCAACGCCATACGTTTATTATTTAAGACCTTTTATTTTCATCCCGTCGAATGGCGATGTTTCGTTTCAGTTGTGCTATCCAATGACTGCGTTTGGCTCTTATGGTAATGGGGATAATTCCTATGCTGTTCCAACGCAAATCATAGTTTATTACTAAAAGGAGTCTCATGAAACTTTCTGACAAATGGTATGACATTCTAAAAAACTGGGTCATTCCTATCCTAACAGGTGGTGCGACCCTCGTCATTACATTAGGCGAACTGTGGCACTTTCCTACAGATACTATAAAGGCAATTGCAGGGACGATGACCGCAGTAGCTACATTTATTTCATTCCTCATTAACTCTTCGTCCAAGGTTTATTTCAAAGACAAAGAGATTGTTGATACCACCTATAACAACGCCTCAGTGGATAAAAATGGGTAAGTTCAACATAGAGGATTTCTCGTTTGGCGGAAGGTTTCATGATTACTGTTGGAATCCTTCTTATAACCCAAACGCTACAATTGAAAACGGACTGGCGAATTGCACTACGATGTCGTTCGCCTTTTCTTTTATTCTGCATTTTCCCACCCCCGTTACTAGAATCGTCTCCGCAGGGAACTGGCACAGAGTCCTAGATAATAATTATTCTTATTGTCCTTACGGAACTTGCCAAATCAAGGTAGGAGATATCTTGGAGTGGAGCGACCATGTTGCCACTGTTATCGAAATAAAAGAGGGCGAACCTATCGTAGGAAGTTCATGGTACACAGGGGAACATGGCAAATCAATTTATGACGGCAAGTACGATACAAGGAATTTCTCTTCATTAAAAGAACTAAGTGACTTTATGATTCAGAATTATCCTTATCGTTTTTATCATGAATGTTCTCTTTACGATGAATCCAACATGGTCGGGGGATTGCCGTTATATGTTTTAAAAGGAAATGAATTCTCCCCAGTCGAAAGGGATGAATCTAAAAATCAGATTGAAGTTCTTACCGACGAACAGAATATCCGAAAAGACGGAAAGGTAATTGGGGTGGCGAAAAAAGGTTTCTACAACGTACTTTCCATTAAAGAAGACAATCTGCTATGGTATGAGATTCAACCGAATTTATTTATTGCACAGGTAGATAACAGAGTGAAATATTTACCGTGTACTTATAAAGAAGAAATCGAAATCCTTCGTGAAAAACTGAGGAGAATAAAGGAGATTATCGATGAATGAAAACATCGTTATAGCATTCATTGGTGCTATCGGTTCTGTTTTGGCAAGTGCTTCATTAGTCAACTGGCGACTCAAAAAACTTGAGGAAAAGGTCGATAAGCACAATTCCTATTCAGATAAGATAGCATCCATGACAACAGATATTGCCGTAATTAAAACGGACTTAACCTATATAAAGAACGCAATTTTAAGATTGGAGAAAGGAGCATAATATGGCAACTGGAGTAGTCAGAGGCAGACAGACATTTACTAATGATGGCGGTGGTTATTCCAATCAGCAAAACGCACAGAACGCTTTAAGACCATCTCAAGCCTACTATGACAAAACGGCAAAGATGATTGCTAACTACCGTGCGAATTTAAATAACAACAACAATACAAAGACTGTTTATGTGAATGACGGCGGTGGTGGATATTCCGCTCCATCTTATTCAGGACCGTCAAGTGATGACATCGTAAGCAAAATCAAATCTTTACTTGAAGAACAGAAAGCACAGGCTGACAACTACTATAAGACTTTATACGAACAGCAGACCGCACAGAACAAACAGGCTTGGGAAAACAACAGAAACCAAATCAATAGAAATTTCGCAAGAGGGTCAAGATACTTGCAGAATATGTATGGTGATTCCGTTTCAGGGCAGGGCTTAAGTAACAGAGCAAGGAACTATCAGAACTGGCAGTCCAATCTTGCGGAGAATCAGAGAAACTACACCAACAACGATGCTACCGCTTTGTCTCAGTACAATATGAACAAAGCAAACACTGCTTCGCAGTTAGCCCAAGGTTGGTACAATTACGTCTTACCAGTCTACACAAACAGACAGCAGACCTTAGACGACTACGATTATCGTAAATACTTAGCTTCACTGTAAGAGGGGGAAACCCTTTTTTTATTTAGGGAGGTAGCAATGGCTGATAAAACCCAAAAAGAAAAGAATAAAGAGGCTATTTCCAACATTAATAAAACCGGCACTGTAAGTGGCCAGAAGAGTGGCGTAACCGGATCCAAGAATGTAGTTAGAACGAATGTAGATGAAACAAATCTGGCAGGAGTTAATTACAATACAACAAGATCCACGCCTACTTCTTCCGGCCCTACCGGTATTAATACACAGTCTTATAACTTAGCTGGCACAAATAACATTGCAAACGCCGGCGGTACAGTGAGAAACAAAACCACTACTAATCAGGGTCCGTATGTTTCAAGCTCTACCAATAATAAATATGTCACGGGTAACGATCATAAAAAATACCAAAGCACGTTATCCAGCATGGCTGACTCCTCTACAAAAAAAGCTAATCAGATCTTAAATGCCATAGGTTCCACGTTTAAATCTATTGCGGATCTTGGCAAAGCAAATCAGGATTACCAGAACGGTTTAAGGCAGGAAAGATTAGAGATCGGAAGAGAAAGGTCCTATGCAAAAGCTGACAAGGAAAGAGCTGATCTAACCAACAGCATTACACAGGAAGAATTCAACCAGTTTTACAACAACGACGGATCTGAAGTAGATTTTGACGGCAAGATAAAAGACTTAACAAGCAAGAAGTCTACCTTAGAGAATATTGTAAATACTGCGACAAACGAGGGACAGAAAAACTCAGCACAGGCAGAACTTGATGATGTCCTAGCTCAGATAGAACAGTTTGATCTTCTTAAACAGAAAAGGGAAGCTCTCAGTGAAACCTACACTTTAGAGTCCTTAAAGAGCGAAGGCGATGAACAGGGTTACCGTTCCTACAGAGATATGTTCTCTCACAAAAACGATAATTTGCTCCAGAGGGCTGGAAGTGCGGTTTCTCATTTAGCGGTTGAAACGGCGAATGAAGTCCCTACTATGGTGGACCAGTTTGTATATAAAGCCAAAGCTACCGCCGTACAGCAGAACTTAGACTTAATCAATCAGGCCTACGAGAACAAAGAGATCGACATCGACCAGTATGTTAAAGCGTTAGCCGATATTGACGAAAGAATCAAACAAGCTCAGGAAGAATACTCTGACAGCACCTCTATGATGATCCGTGACGTTGTTAATCAGTACGGTGCAAACACATATTACGGTGCAAACGATATCGAAAAGATGTTGCTTCAGACAGGAGAGAGTACAGCTCAGTTCTTACTGCATTATGTAATCGGCAAAGGCATTGCAAGTGTGGCGTACAAAGACAAAGCACTGGTAGAAGCCGGTAAGAACTTTGTCCTTGAAAACTATGGCGAGAGTGCGTTAGCGGGTTTAACTGATCCTGATCTTCTTAAATACGGCGTAAATGCGCTGGGCGGTGATATTGCTACCATCAGTATGTCCGGTGTAGGAATGACTGAGAAAATCAACCAGCTATTAGACGAAGGCTACGACATTAACACTGCATACATGAACGGCCTGTTTACCGGTTTGGTTTCATATGCTACAGAAAAAGTAGGTATGGACGAATTGGTTAAAACGTTTGGTACCAAGGTATCAGCAGATATTTTAGGCAAAGTTATCAGAAGCTCCGTTGTCTCTGGATTTATGGCCGAGGGTGGCGAAGAGTTTGTCGAAGGCTTAATTGACCCGTTCATTGATACCGTAACTTTAGGAACCGATTATAAGGTAAATGGCAACGAATTGTTGATGGCTTTCTTAATTGGCGGTTTCTCAGGCGGTGCTATGGCCGGTGGCAGTGTTGCTATAAACTACGCTACTGAAGCTATAAATGTAAACAGAGCATTAAAGGCAAGAACCCAGAACAGAGCTACCGTTAATACCTTAAACAGAGTAGGAAGATTAATCATTGAGAACCGTGGCGAATACAATGCTACGAAAGCTGAGATGGATCTTTTAGAGAGAAACTACTCTTCAATGACCGAATATCAGAAGGAAGTCTATGAAGGCATTAAGAAGTTCTACGAAGACGGCAGAAGAAACTACGAAGCCATGTCCCAGACTATGGGAGTTGAGTTTGCAGACGATCAGGTAAGTTTAAGCTCTCCGGAAGAAAACGATCATACTGTTATTCAAACGTTAGAGTCTGACTTCAACCAAGAGGCCCAGATGATTAACACACTCGATGAATTGCAGGAAGACGTTAATTCCAAATTGGATCCTATTATCGATGCCGAATTGTCTGTAAGGAACAAAACCCAGCAGTTATTGAACGACAGTGGCTACAACATGGACGCTGATTTATTTAATAGCTTGGACTCAAATTTGCAGAACGAAGCACTTGTAGCTTTAGATTTTGCCAAGATTAAAGGGTTAGATGTTAATATCACAGACGATGCCGGCATTAAAGAGATCCTTTTAAACAACAGCTCCAAGGTCCAGAATTTTGCCAAGACTCACAGTGAAGAAGAAACCAACGCTTTATTACAGAATATCGTAGACGGAACCAACGGTTTAAGAGTAGGGGAAGGTATTGTAATCAACGCCAACAAAAACCCTGTATTATCTACGTTAGTACATGAATTGACCCACGGCACCGAAAGCTCCGCACTGTATGATGTTTTGAAGGATGTGGTTTCCAACACTATGGATAATTGGGATGCCACCGTAGAAAACAAAGCTCAGATCTACGATAACGTTCAGGACTTCAAAAACGCAGAAGAGAGAAGATTGAACGCCGAACAGGAAGTTGTTGCTGAAACCGTAGAGAAGAATCTTGGAAACGAGAAGTTCTTAAACGATTTAATCAGATACGACTATTCAGCATTCTCAAGACTGTGGCAGAACATCGAATCCTTAGGTGACTCCAGCGAAACAACCAGAATCAAGAACGCCTTTGAGAAAGCCTTCAGAGACAATTATGGCCAAGGTGGTATGCGTTACTCAGTTTCATTTAAAGCAAACGCAGGGGAAAACGTTGACAATTACGGCCAGCCGATCAATGAGAACATGGCCAGAAGGATCAATGGCACAAAACTCACGGATGGAGAAGGCAACCCACTAAGGATATTCCACACATCAGGTGCTTTATTTGAAGAGTTCGACCCTACAGGAACCGATCATTACAGGTTTGGCGATAAGAAGGTAACTTATTTTTCAACGGACCCGGTCGTAAGTGGTAGCTATGCAAACGGTGATTATGACGAAATTACAAGTGGAGAAGACTTTGAGAACTTTTATAAGGCTCAGCAGGAAATAGAAGACCTAAGAAAAGAAGCTGGAGATAAGTTCAAAGAGCGTCATAGATTAATCATCGGTCTGGAAAAGCAAGCAAATGAAGCTATAAAAGAATCCGGCGTATTAGAAAATATCAGCCAAATCAGAAGCAACATTGAAAACAACGCAATATTCAACCCTAAGGGTAAACCATTGTTGGAAGGGGAGAATGCTAGCTGGAACGGTGTGGCACATGATCACCTTTTGACGCTTTTGGACAATATTGCTAGCAATTCATCTAACCCGATAACGAAGATTACTTCAATAAGGGAAATAGCTAACCTTGCATCCAAGAAAGAATTCTACCATTTCAAGGCTACACAGGAACTAGCGGATGTTGTTTCTCCTATAATGGACACCGACCTCCTGAGCTTGCTGAAGGTGATTAATGATTATGAGTCGGAAACCAGCAGGCTAGAACGGGAACGCTCTGAAATATTAGACAAGATAGAAGAATTAACTAACAAGCTCAACAACGGCAAAGGCAAGCAGTATGTTGGGTATGGCAAAGCTGTTAATCCATACATTGTCGAAAATGAGTCAGGTATAATAGTCAACTGGAATTCGATTAACGACGGCGACTGGAAGATGTCATCTGCTGAATTCGAAACAGTATCAGAGGATATTGGCAATGAGCTAGCGCAGTTAATTGAACAACAAGTTGATGATCTAACTACCAAGAACAGGATAAGCAGGTTCATTCTGGATAACGTAAACGACAGCATAAGGGAATACTTAATTGAAAACCCTATTGCTTTAGCCAACTACACAAACGTAATAAAAAGCGAGTTGTCTGGAATCAGAGGTGGTTTTGGCACCATAGAGCAAATGGCAGAAGACTTCAAACGTGGTTTTAGCGCAGATGACGGTTTCTCTTTTGTTGCTGAAGACGCTGATGGAAACATTTACTTCACCGGCCGTTTGGAGACTAATGATGTTGTTAAGGCCGTTCTTGCGATTAATGATTTTATTGATAACAAATACGACGGCGTTGTGTTCAAGAATATGACCGACAGCGCATCGTATGAAGCAGATAACATAGAGTCTGACATTATCGCATTGTTTGAATCTAATCAGTTTAAGTTGATCGGCAATGAAAATCCTACCGACGATCCAAGGATGAGATTCTCTTACGATACAGATAATTTAATTAAGAAGGCCACAAAAGAACTTAGTACCGTTAAAGACAGCACACGGAAAGCTAACACAAAGGCAGAAGTAGTGCAAGCACTCAACGAAGTAAATGAAACTGGAGATATTTCTAGCACAACACTTGGACGCTTGAGGCAAAAAGTTATCGAGTCTACGCTTACCAGGGTTCCTAACGACAACTATGAAATTGCTAAGTTGATCCGCCAAGAGATGGGATGGAGCTCGTTACCTAAAAAAAATTGGGATGTCGTATTCCAAACCATCAATGATAGGTTCTCTATTGTCTCTGACGATCAATATCCAAGTGGCTATCAAGACGCTAAAGAACTAATCGACAATTATTTATCTGACGTTGGTGGCAAATACATTTATCTATCTCCGGTTGAACAAGGATGGATATCGGCGGAAGTTTATGAAAGAACAATTGAAGACGCAATTAAAAACGCTACAGATGTTCTCAAGTACGGAAGCACCGAGCAAGACATAGCCAATTCGGTTGTCAACGAAGTCAGCGACTATTTGGATGGAACAGATGCTTCTTTAGAAAGACTGGCGGAAGAGGCCGGCGACGAAAGCGTCCAAAACGTTCAAGATGAAAATGACTTTGTACCGTTCGAAGAGTTAACTGAGCTGTCTGAATATGGTAATATAGAGGAGAGGCATAGACGTGAGTTTAGGTTATTACAAGAGATTAGTCAGGATCTGTTTAGAAAAAGCGGTAGAGACGGCGTATGGGACAGCGAGGAAAGATATCGTCTCCTCGAAAATGCAGGCGTACGAAAAAGAGTTTCCGAAATTCTTAGAGCAGAATTGGAGTCCCGAGGTTACAGCGACAGCAATCCTAATGGGCTACTAGAAGATACAGGCAATTATAAAATATACAAAGATGTCGATGGGCAAACGTTCCACGACATTTTTAGTATTGCACAACTGTACACTCCGCTAGGGGAGCTTGTAGATGTTCACCCGGCAGACACAGTGAAACATGATGGATGGACAGAATTAGGTTACAAGGAAACAAGGAATTTCATAAGTGAAGATGGAATGAGCGGTTTCGCTATAGAACCTGATGGCAATTTGATTAGCGTATTTAATGCGAGTGGCAAGCCTGGATTCCTTAAATCTATCGCTCCGTTTGTCAGAGAGAATGCGAGCAAATGTGATTGCTATGTTCTTGACCCGAAGTATACTGGCACCAATCTGCCTAAAATGTACAATGCAATTTTTGGATTCGAAGTTGACCACATTGAAGAATACAATGTTGAAGAATACGGCGACGAAAAAGGCATTGCAAGAAGATACGAAAATCCGCCAATCGCCTATATGGTTAATCCAAGGTTCACTGCCACACAAGAGAATCAGACAGATGACGACCTGAACATGACTGATGAGGATCTGGAGAAGTACGGTGGCATCAAAACAGTCGAAACTCAGAAGTACGGAAAAAAGAATATCGACAAAGAAACCGGTATTTACAGACCTAAGGCCATAGTCGAACTTGACTCTACGATCGGCAAAACGACGCACGAGGAAGAGATGAGAGATGGCGAGGATTACGCCGGAAGGTTTGCCCAGGAGTTGGACAACGGTGCTGATGTAGACGATCTTCTTCAAAGGTTAATGGAGAACCCATTGCAAAACGGTTTAGTACGTGCCTACTATGTTTCCCAGGTTCTAGCTGACAGAGACATGCAGAGCGAGTACATGGAACTTGCACAGTGGGCCAGGGACATTGACAACCTGGGTGGTAAACTGATCGAGTCAACGAAGATTCTTTATGACTTGGATAGCACTTTCTCCAGGGCGGTGTATTTGTCAAAGGTTGAAGAAAACCTCAAATACGAATACAAACAAAGATTAAAATGCTCTAAAGGTGCAAGTGTTGAACAGACTATCAGTGATTTGTTTAATAAGTACGCCAACGATATCATCAACTCTAAAACCAACAGAGAATTCAGGTCCGCGATAGGCGCTCTTACTAGAGAAGTAAATAGGAGGATGCCTAAGACCATTTGGGATCGGATCACCCAGTTCAGGATGTTGGCGATGCTGTCAGGATCTAAGACGGCGATCAGCAATGCGGTTTCCAATATAGCATCCGTCGGGCTGTATAGAATGAATAGTGTCAACCAGGCGTTGTTAGAAAGCGCCCTGCAAGACGTTACTATTAGAACTGTTGATGATACCAAGACGTACAAAATCAAGCAGGAAGACCGCAGAGCAACGCTCAAAAAGGATTCTAAGGTATCAAAGAGAAACAGACAGATCGCCTCAGAAGTTTGGAAGACATTAGACATCGGCAATAGGACTAAGTACGGAATCGAAACGGAAAAAATCCCGGATATCATTAAGAAGAATCTGAAGACAGAAAACGATACGGTCCGTTCTAAAGCTTCCAAGTTTGTCGATATGATGTTTGAAACAGCGCAGAGCGCACAGTCGGTTATCTTAAGCGATGCTCCGTTTGCTCGTATGGCGTTCGTTCAGAAGTTTGACGAATTGGCCAGGGCAAGAAATATCAACCTGGAAACGATCGACAAGAAGTCAAAAGTCTATAACAGATTGATTGACGATGCGTTTGCCTATGCGGAGGAAGTTGTCTCGCACAACGAAACAGATATCAGTAAGACAATCGCAAATATCACAAGAGCCAGCGCATCAAATGTCCGAATTAACGAGGATTCTACCTTGGTTGGTTTGGACAAGATGATTAAGCGATTCAAAGAAAAAGCCAACAACGGCGAACCGATCTACAAGTTTATCGACGGTACGGTCACCAAGTTGCAGAAGTGGTTCATTCCTTTCTACAAGACCAATGCTTCGATTTTCCAAAAGAGCCTGCAATACTCTCCGTTAGAATGGGCTCAGGTGGCCAATGACTGGGGCAAAGTAAAAGCCGGCAGAATGGAACTGGTTGATATGGTTGACCACATGGCCAAAGCTGTAACCGGTACGGAATTGTATTTATTAGGTGCTATATTCGGTTATCTCGGATGGTTAAAGTGGGAGAAAGACGATGAAGATTATTCCGGCAAGCTCTCAGTAAAAGCCCCTGGAACTGATAATGGTTACACTGTAGACTTTATTGATCCGGTTTCTACCATCTTTGCAAAAGGCGTTGTCTTAGCACAGGAAGGTTCAGAGAACGGAGTATCGTTTAAGACTTTTGAAAATCTTATTCACGACTACGAAGATATTTTCCTGAGCGATGAATTGGATATGTTCAGTTCAATGAAAGACTTCTTCGATACAGTGGGCAAGGTTAATAAAGGCGAAGACGATTACGGTGAATACACTCTTGGCGATGGAGCGACGGACATTGCGTTCAGTGTTTTGAATTCCTACATACCGGCGATTGTGAGAGACGTTTCAAGAATGATTGATCCGGCGAAGAAGGTGGTCTACGATACAGACAATAAGAAATACCTTTTGAACAGATTGATTAATTCTACGCCATTCAGATCGACGTTGGTTGACAAGAAAGACTCCACTGGAAGGACGATGAACTACACGCAACCGTTCACAGGCAACGATGTATTTGACCGTCTGTTAACGCAAATGGTTTCACGTGGAAAGTTGGTTGATTCTGAAGGAAAGTCAGTCACTACTAGGACCGGTTCGCCGACAATGGATGAGAGTTCTTCCAATGCATTTTCGCAGATGGCCAAAGACTTCCAGTACAAAGACGAGAACGGAGACGGTTTCTCAGACAGCCACTGGATTCGGGACAGCGTTCCATCAAATATCTATCCGGGAGGAAATGCTACAGAGCTAACCCCTGAAGAGAAAGACGAATACGGAACGACCTGGACAAACGTTTGGAACTCCGGAGCAAATTACTTAGTTGACAACGAAACATACAAAGGATTGAATTACGAGAACCAAGCAGACGTCATTTACGAGTTGCAGGGCTTTGCTAGAGAATGTATTGAAGCAGACTACTGTGAAGCTCACGACATCGAGATGACCGAAGCGCAAAGGACCGCTAATGAAATCCGGAAGTTCTGTACAGTTGACGGCAAAGTTGATGGCAAGATGTTAGGTTTGATTGCTTTAGGAACAGCTAAGGAAAACAAACTGGCGTCCGGCGGTCAGAGATACGTCATGGCCGAGCAGGATGAAAACGGCAAGACTATCAGAAACTCAAGGCAGTTAGCTATGAGGCACATCTATGAAGAGGCCGGTATCTACGATCAGATTGTAGAGACTGTGCAGAACAGCGATGGTGCTCTTACATACGCTGACTTTGGTTTGGGCAAAACCGTGGTAGAAAAATACAGTGATGATAAGGCCGATTCCAGTTACCAGGATATCTATGGCAAAGTAATGAATGGCTCCAGTGGCTCTAAGAAGAAAACCAAAAAGATAACCGGAGGAAGCGCCGGAGGCATCACTAAAGCTAAAGGCGGAGGAACACTTACAAAAATCAAAGGTCCTTCCGCTATGGCATCTAACCCGTCAAGAGATACTAATATTGCGAACAACTTCTTCAGGGCGTATGCGAATACATTCAGAAGAGGAAACCGTGAGGTATCATCAACATCGGGCGGGCAGGTAGTTTGCCCAAGATGCGGTAACAGAGTGTACAGCAGGTCAGGCAGATGTCCGATCTGTGGAGCAAGCTTATAATTAAATAAGGAAGGGGTGGAGTTTTTCTGCCCCTCTTTTTTTGTTATAATAATAGTGTTCCAATACTTCACGACCAATAAGGTCTGCCACCGAACCTCAGCATTGAGATGTAGGTGGTTTTTTTATTTGCAACAGAAATCTGCAACATTTTTGCAACAGTTACATGTCTTTATAGAACCATCATGACCCACTTACCGCCACTATTAAAAGTTAAGAAAAAGCCTATAAATAAAGGAAAACCCCCATTTAAGGGGGCGATGGGCTATACTTTCGCAGACTCTTAGCCCGGACCAAAATTGCCTTATTTTACTTGGTTATTTGATGTTTTGCAACAGACGTGCAACAGGGAATTAGCTCAAGAGTTGTACTGCTTTTTTCTTTGACTCTTCGCTTGATGATGCGTAATACAGGGACATGTCGTAGTGAGCGTGGCCGAGGATATCCATTGTGGTCCTGTCATCTACTCTGTTTGCAACCAAAGATGTTGCCATGTTATGTCTCAGTCGGTACATGTTGAACTGGATTCCGTGAGGCCTGCACAACCTTCTGATGACATCACTTAACCAAGTAGAATCCATGTACCTTCCGTCTTCTTTGACGAACAGTCTGTCGTATTTGGCCATCTCTATAAGTTCCTCCAGGGTTTCTAACAATCCCGGATGGATCGGAACGTCTCTTACAGAAGTGGGGGACTTGCACCTTCTAACGACGTTGTTTTCATCGGAGGATGACCCTAACTCTTTGGTTACAGAGATGTAGCCTTTTTTAATATCGTTGACTGTGAGGACCGCAACTTCCGCCGGTCTCATTCCGGTGTAGTACAGCGTTTCTAAGAACGCAATGATAACCTTTTTGTTGTAATGACACTGCTGAGAGTGGAGCACCAGGTCCTCAACCTTTAATACTGTTTCTCTGTCGGTTTCTACACCGCGCTTGGTAGTAATTACATGAGACGTAGGCTTCTTAATTCCGGCCATTAAGTCTCTGTTCAGATACTCCTTAGCCAAAGCTGTTTCAATGATATCGTTTTTCCAAAGGGAGTAGACCCTGGCGATAGTATCATCCGACGCGATCTCTACCATCTTATTTAATTCTTCGGTTATGTCGGCACGTGTGATTTCCTGGATCTTCTTGTCCTTGTGCAGAACGTACTTATTAAATAACTTCTGATGGTAGTCCTTCGTCTTCCAGGAGACCGACGTTGTTTCGAGGAATTCTTCGAATACTTCCTGGACTGTAACGTGGTTCTTCTTGAGGACGGTGTTTTCAGCGATGTCTGTCAAAGTTCTGTTGCGGAATTGAACAGCTACCTCGAAGGCAAGTTTTGCTGATCCGTAAGATTTTTCTGCGAAAGTTTTTGTGATCGTGAATCCCTCCGTTCTGATGAATACCTGGAAGGACCACTTTCCGTTTTTGCCCTGCCGTTGCGTGATGTACGGCTCTTTCCTATACTTATTCATTCTGTCTCCTTTCTGTATAGGCGTTGGCAACAAGGTCTTTGGGCGGAACGTCGTTGCTAACGTTTGATTGAATCTAATGCTTCATTAAATATTTGGTTACGGTTTAAGGATAATATCTCGCAGGCGATAGTGAAGACTTCCATTGGCATAGACCTTTCTCCTTTTTCGTAAAACGCATATGCCTGCCGGGAGATCCCTTTTTTCTTGCCTGATTCTTTCATCCTTATAGATATAAGCTCGGCCAAATCTTTCTGAGTCAGTCTTCGGACAACCCTAGCACAGTAGAGCTTGTCTCCAATGAACTCATCTGCTTTCGTGTAGTCCATATAGTCCTCCTTTCTCTCCTCGATTTCATGTTATACGATTTCGTAGAAAAAATCAACAAAAAAGGCTTGCATTTCGAAAATAAAGGTGCTATATTGTAATCAAGCGGTGCAACAAAGCCGTAGAAAAAAGCAAGAAAGGAGAAGAAGATGACGCTTAGAGAAGCCCGGAAGAAGAAAGGCTACACCTCAAGATATGTCGCAGAGAAACTCGGCATCAAGGAAAGGACCTTGAACAAAAAGGAAAGAGAAAACAAATTCACTCTTCACCAGTTGATGGAGCTGTGCAATCTGTACAACGTATCGCTGTCTGATTTAAGTAACTAATTTTTTTACCCAAGTTTGCTACAGAATTGTAGAATTTCTCGTCTCTTAGCGAGCGCCCGGTCATAAACATAGTGGCCCATAATAGATTCTGTCTCCTTAAATGATTTTGACGCTTGGCTATATTACTTTTCATGAATATCCTCTTTGGCCGGACGTTCGCTAAGGGGCGAGAGATAAGGAGACAAAATGGAAAAACTCTTAACACTGAAAGAGGTGTGCGAGATCCTTGGTTGCGAAGATCCGAAAGGCAGATATGTCAGAGACTTAAGATCCGCCGGCAAGATCGAAGGCGCAAGGTTCGGAAGAAAGTTACTCTTCACCGCATCCTCTGTCGAAGCGTTTATTGAATCTGAATTTAAAAGGCAAAACAAAAGGACCCGCATATAGCAGGCCCGGAGACGATGTTCCACCCAAAAACATCTATCTCCATTATACATCGAAAGGAGAAATAAATGCCTGAAATTAAAGTTGAAAAATCTATCTACGAATTACTGCAAGATGTCCGCTATGAGATGTCGAAGGCTCCGTTAAAGAAAACGGGTTACAACAAACATCTGAACTTCAATTACTTCGAACTGGCGGACTTCCTTCCTACTGCAATCAAGCTGTTAGACGAAAGAGGTTTATGCCCGGTGTTCTGTATCGGCTACGACTCCAACGGAATTGAAATGGCGACGTTAACAGTTATCAAAGGCGCTGAAAGAGTTGTCTTCACGACCCCTACAGATTCGCCTACTAACATGTCCGGCATTCAGGCTCTCGGTGCTAAACATACTTATCTCAAACGCTACCTGTATATGAACCTCCTGGACATGACAGAGAACGACATGGTGGATGCATCCATCGACGAGGATTCAAGACAGGCAAAGATAGAGGAAAAGAAAGCCACACCGAAACAGGTAGAGATGCTTAAAGGTCTGTACGACGCAGAAAACATCGCAAAGATGATCGAATACTACGGTGTTAATTCCATCGAAGAGATGACGTTAAAGCAAGCCTCAGAGGCAATTAAGAGGAAGACTGGCAAATGACGCTGGTAAAGAAAGAGAAGAACGAACTTGTTACCGAAGAAGACCTAGAGTTTCTCATATGGTTCGACGAACAGAAGAAGCGAGCCAAGGTAATTGAAGATCGTATTAAGCAGTCAGCCCACAGTTTCCTAGAAGAGAACGGGCTACTGGAAGATGGCTATAAGGCCGAATTAGATGGCGCAGTATTACATATTTACGAAACAAAACCTTACAAGAAGAAGCAAACCGATACCAAGAAGATGAAGGAAGAAGGGGTCTATGACCTGTACACACGAGATGTATGGGTCAAAGGATCCACAAGGATTCAAGTCGAATATGACGAAGAGTGAGATCGAATTCATCGAAGATGGCCATATCTACTTAAACAGTGACGGCATCATCATCCCATCCGTCTCAGAGCTAATCAGATTCAAGTTCCCCGAACAATATCAAGGGGTGCCGGATAGAATCCTAAAGAAGAAAGCCAATTATGGCAGTAAAACACACGAGTATATAGAGCGATTTGTTAATAAGGAGTTCACCATAGATGAATTGCAGAAGAAACGAATCGACCCCGATATCAAGATTGCCGTCGAGCAGTTTGAATCCCTGCGAAAGAAATGGTGCTTCCAAATTAAAGACATGGAGAGAATCGTCAGTTGGGATGACCGTTACGCCGGGAAGTTCGATCTTCTTACGGACGACGATTATGTCATTGATATCAAAACGACAACGGAGCTACATACAGAATGGTTGAAATGGCAGTTAAGCCTATATGCACTGGCTATGGGAATTAATAAAGATCACCACTACTGCATGTGGCTCCCTAAAGGAAAGATGGGGAAGGTAGTCCAAGTAGATGCGCTCCCCTTAGAGGATTGCAAGCAACTTGTCAAAGACTATGAAGAGTATTCTGCAGGACGGCAGGAAATGCTTGATCTGTGACTTTCCACTAACAGACTTGCATCATGTGAGGCTGGGCAATTGCTCAAGGAAGAAAGCTGAAAAATACGGAACGGTGGTTTATCTCTGCCGGAAGCATCACGATCAGCTACACCACGACGAAAAGCTCAAGCGGAAGATCCAGCAATTAGCCCAGTCAAAACTTGAAACGAAAATGACTCACGAAGAGTACATGAAGATATTCAAAAAAAATTACTTAGGAGAAAAAGACTAAACTATGGAGTTTGAGTTCATTAAAGAAAAAGTAAATCTTGACCCAGTTAAAAGGGGAACCTTCGCACCGATCATTGATGAATGGCTGGCGTCTGAAAACAAGACGATCAAGTTCAAATGCAAGAACACAAAAGAAGCCAAGAACGTCTACTCATGCGCATTCGCTTATAAGAAAAAACGCAAGTTAGACTACACCATCATAACGAGGTACAACCTGTGCGAGGTCTATCTAGTACGGGCGTAAATAAATTCCATGCGAAGAAGTGCACGTTCAACGGTCTTACATTCGACTCAAAACACGAGCGGGATCGGTATATAGAGCTCACTCTCATGGAAAAAGCTAAAGCCATACAGGATTTAAAAACTCAAGTCGCATTCCCACTGATCGGCAAGAGCGGGTATGGCAGAGAAATCAAATATGTAGCAGATTTTACCTATTACGAGGACGGGAAACTGGTGGTTGAAGATACTAAGTCTCCGGCCACCAAAACGCCCATCTACAGGCTCAAAAAACGCCTCTTAGCGGAAAAGTATGGGCTTGTTATTAAGGAAACATGATGGAACTTATTGATGAAATTCAAAACACGTATGCCTTGTTAGATGCCTCTATCAAATCTCTTAGGAGGACATCACAAGCGTATGCACAAGCGGAAATGGATTACAAGATTCTTCTGAGGCAGGAGTGCTTGAAATTAAGGGATGAAGGCATGGCCATCGGTATGATCGACAAGACTTGTTATGGCATTCCTAGCGTTGCAGAAGCTCGATTTAAGAGGGATATCGCACAGGCAAACTGGACGGCGAATCAAGAGGCAATCAACAGCTACAAGCTACGTTTAAGGCTACTGGACAACCAAATCTCTAGAGAATGGAGGACGCCGGAAGGACTGTGAAAGGAGACATGATGAAAGCAGAAGAATTGATAGAAAAAGCAGTTGAATACTGTGAATGGATGAATCACATAGGAATAATGTCGGACATCCACTTTACAAAGATAACCACATACTTAGAACTGGCACTTGATGCGTTAGCGGAAGAAGACGATGAGATGGATTAAATTGCACCTCAAGCTTAAAAACTGGGGCTGGGCAGATGATCCTAACATGGTAGCTCTGTGGGTTCGTATCTTGATGGAAGCTAACTGGAAAGACGAAGAATGGCATGGAGTTATTTATGAAAAAGGCTCGTTTCCAACGTCATACACGAAGCTCTCACAAGATACAGGGATCAGTGTTCAGACTGTAAGAACATGCCTAGAAAGAATGAAAAAATCCGGTGAAGTAACATGCGTATCAACAAACTCCGGAACCAAAATAATCGTGAATAAATGGGACTATTACCAAGGTTCGTGTGATGAAGATAACATGCCGGATAACACACCAGTAACAAGCGATCAACACGAGGCCAACACAGAGCCAACACACGACCAACATGAGGCCAACACGCAACTAACAACACTTATAGAAGATAAGAATATTAGAAAAGTAGAAGTAGTAGAAGTAGTAGATAAAAAGAATAAGAGGTTTGTGAAGCCGTCTATCGAGGAAGTTGAGTCCTATTGCAATGAGATCGGCAGTAGCATTGACCCTCAAGAATGGTATGACTTCTACGAATCAAACGGCTGGAAGATAAGCAAGAATCCCATGAAGGATTGGAAAGCTTGTGTTAGAAACTGGTCAAGAAAATCCTACCAGCCAAAGCAGAAAGGAATGGTAAATGTATTAGACCTATGACAAGAGAAGGAATCAAGAAATGCGTTAGGCTCTTACAGCTGACGTTCCCCAACACCTACAAAAGTTTTACTACAGAAGATCTGTCTATGCTGATTGAAGTGTGGAGCTTACAGTTTAACGGGTTCAAGGACGTTGAGGTGTTCAGTGCATTAAGCGAAACCATTGCCTCCGTTTCCTACCCGCCAACTATCGCCGAGATTAAGAAATGTCTCATCAAAGAAGAACATGAAAACACAGAAGATGTTTGGAGGGTTCTCTTAAAGGCTGGCAGAAACGACATCATGTACGCCAAGGAGGAATGGGAAAAGCTTCCGGAGGCGTTAAAGGAAGTCACTACACCACAGACCTTAGTGGATATCGGCAGAGCCAGCGACGAGGCAGTGAGGTTCATAAAGAAAGATATCATGGCAAGCTACTCGGATCGCAAACAGGTAAAGAGACAAGAACTGCTAACGTCATTCAACAACGTTCCGCTACTGGAGGATAAATGAGACGCATCGTAACACCGGAAGAGGAAATGTACAACATCTACCTTAACGAGATGAAGAAACCTCCTAAAGAAAGAAACGAGGAGCTGATCCGGATGTGCTTACCGTCTGCACAATTGTTCACTGATCCTAAAGCCTACAGAATGCACTTTGGGAAAACTAGGGAGGAGTTTGAAAAGCTATGAAAAACTATCTAGGAACGGCGGTCATATCATTCGACATCGATGCTCATTCCAAAACTGACCTTGTTGCCCATATAAAAAAACAACTTGGTGCGGATTTGGCGCTTGAGGACATTGACATCGAAACAGTGTACGGCGACGGCTATGATCCATTCGACGAAGCCGACCGTATTAACGACGAAAGGAAGGGCATATGAAAGCCATACTGGTGCTTGATATGCCGAAGTCCTGTACGGATTGCCCTTATTTAGGATTTGAAAAAGATACCAAAAAACATGCGTGTGTGATATGCGAAGGATGGTTCAAAAAAGACGAGGATATCGAAAACGAAAGAAGCATTATCTGCCCATTAAAGCCATTGCCCGAAGAATGGGTGATAGACTATGACCTTGATGTTGGCGGAGATATAGATTATGGGATGGGTTGGAATCATTGCCTTCAAGAGATAACAGGAGAAAAGATATGAAATCGGTATTGGTGATTGATACGCCTACGCATTGCGGAGAGTGTCCAGTTAAGTGTCGAATGAGAGGGATAAATCATGTTCCAACATGGTGTCCTTTAAAACCATTGCCATCAAAACTTGTTCCATTTGGCTACCTCGATGCTGGGAACGAAGATGGCTTGTATGAAAAAGGTTATAACGATTGCATTGATGGCATAACAGGAGGAACAGAATGATCGTGGTTAGATGCAAGGACTGCAAGTATAACGTAGCCAACATGGAAAAAGATCCGTTAGACATGAATGACTACACCGATATTGTTTGCTCTTAATTTATGACGGACGGACTGGAACCAAATGACTTTTGCTCAAAAGGAGAATTGTATGAAGGCAGTGTTAGTGATTGATGTCGAAGAAAAAGACATCGGAAGAAAAGTAAATTATGTCAGCGTTCAAGGTGGCGGGATGTCTTACATTGTTGGGACTATGGGCGAGGATGTTCAATTGAGGCCATTGCCACAGATATATTGCACTGATGGAGATGACATCGAAGAGGATTCCTATTGGCAAGGATGGAACGATTGCATTGATGAAATCACAGGAGAAACAGAATGAACATTAATAAGAACTTTACTCATTCATACGCTTATGCGTTCCGTTACCTCAAACCATATCAGAGATTGGAGTATGCGACATTGAACGTCATTCAAGGGGTAGCCTTACTAGAAGACGAAATCGAAATGCAAGACTCTTACAGAGCAATGGACATGGGTTCATTGAACACCACACACCATAAAAAGGCGGTTGAATACTTGCATAAAGCGATTGATGAAATGAAGAAAGCATCGGCTTTATAAGGAGAAACAGAATGAAAACAGTGTTAGTAATTGACGTTCCCGAAGGCGTTAAAGACATTACTTGCATTTACACCGACAGATACGGCTTTACACAACAGGCATTCTACAAGGTTAAAGAGATGCCCAAGAAAAAGAACGCAGACTTTAGTCCCAACATCGTCTATGCGAATGGATGGAACGACTGTCTGAAGGAGATAAAAGAATGAGCGCTGAGAACGGAAAGGTCTGTTGCAATTGCCGACATAACAAGAGAGTAGTAAGAGACAAACGTGACGAATGCCGATGTGAGATTGACGACCACTATATCGGCTATATCGAATGCTTTGAAGGATGGTGCAGGCATTGGGCAAGGGAGAAAGAGAATGAAACTGATAGATGCGATTGAAACTATCAAAGAGTTTATCGACTCCTGTGAATCTACCGCAAGCGTTCTGCGGACAGATGATGGCAAAGAATTAATCGGTGACTGGGGTTACTTTGAAGAAGGTCTGAATGAGATTGAGAGGTATGCAAATGGAAGAATACATCGAATGGGTGAAGAAGTACGTTAGAGAGTTAGACTCAAATCTTACTACTGGTGGTATCTCGTTAAGAAAGTATCGAGAAGAATGCAAGAAGCTCTGCGATGAAGTGGATGAAAAGATCGAAGAAGCAAAAGCAAATCTGAGTGCGTTTGACCGTTTACTGGGAGAACCCCTTAAGGCTATAGGAGAGTGGTTCAATGATTGACAAAGACCGGATCCTTAAAAAGGCTTTAAACCACTATGGTCACTCCAATCAGCTGATAAAAGCGATGGAAGAGTTAGGCGAATTGAATCAAGCGCTGGCGAAACAATTAGTCGCTGAATCCGCTACAGAGATGTTGAAAGCCCGCCGTCCCATCGTAGAAGAACTGTCAGACTGCGAGATAATGTTCGATCAAATCAAGATGATATTCGACATTAAACCCATCGAAATTGAAAAGCAGAAGGAATACAAACTGGCTAGATTGAATGCGAGGATCGACGATGATAGTGATTAGATTTATTTGGATTCTTATCTTCATCGTGTTGTCCCTGTTCATTCTAGTGGGGTGCTTATGGTTGCTCAGAGTGATTACTGAATGGTGGCTGAATGTTGATTACGTGAAGGAGATAAGAGAATGGCTGAAAAAATGACCGGATATCAGTGCTTCCATTGTTTGAAGTTTGCCGTATCGTTGGACTCGGACTTCTCGTTTGAAGACATGATGATCGAAGGCGAAGGAATTGTGCATATGTGCCATTGCAATAACTGTGGCGCACTGATTGAATACTACGTACCGTTTAAGGAGGGCAAAGATGAAAATATTCAAGGGTAATTACGGGTGGTCTACTACTGCTCACTCAAAGACTAAAGAAGGCAAGGAATTAAAGAACTACGTTGACATCTCATTCGCAAAGAAAAGCGAACCGCAGAACTATAACGAAGTGGAGGGAAATCTAATCTTCCGGTCCCGCGGTGGTGTGGAATATGACTGCTTCTTCTCATCATACGAAAAGAAAGGGCTGATCGTTCCGAAGTTGGTATTAATGCCTAAAGGTGAAACTAAGGTGGAACAGACCCCGCTCACTAGAGAGGACGACAGAGATATGTTCGGCCGGAAACAGGAAGTGAAGATCGATACTGACGAGTTACCTTTTATTGAGATCTAGCGCTTGGCGACCGTTAGAGTACAAATGCCGTTAAAAATATGAGAGTTTACGCAGTCTATAACGAAGGGAAAGAAATCTACCGAGGAGTCTTGAGAGAGGTTATCAACAGGTTTGGCCTTAACAAAGATGATATTCACCGTGCTATGTATGCCAAACGAAACGGGAAAAGGGCAATGATCCTCCATAAGTACGACATCGACATCGTGGGTGAATGGCACAAAGAAAAACCCATCAAAGAAAAAGAATATGAACCCCAAACTCCCTACGAGATCGCAGTATGGGCTTTGAAAAGGTACGGGAACACCTCTGTAGATTTTGACCCCTATCCTAAACTGTTACCGGAGCTGTTGCTGAATGATGGACTGGACTGTTCGGCGGTCGAAAAAAAAGAATATCCATCCAGGAAGGTTACCAGGCGGGTGAAACCAAAGGTCCATTGGTATGTGGAGGTGGTACGTGCAATCAAAGGAAGTGAAAGCATTCAAGAATCGGCTTAGGTATTACGCTTTTCTCAAAGACGAAATCCATAGCCTGGAGCAGAAGATCGAAGACTTGTATGACCGGCTAGGCGGAGTAAGGGGAGTTGATCCTTCTAAGGAACCGATGCATGCAATGCCTAACAAAGAAGTTGAATGGAAGGTAAGGGAATTAATCTCCAAACTAGACGCCGATTTAAGCCACAGGCTGAGAGAAAAAGATGAGATCGACCAAATACTCTTCCGAATGGAAACAGACGACAGAGAAGCCGTAATCGCGGTCTACGTGCAAGGCAATCACTGCGACAAGGTAGCAAGACAACATCACATGTCGCCAAGCGGTCTGAAAAGCCGGATGGATAGACAAATAAAAAAAGCCCTCCAACAATAACGCCGGGGGGTCTTTTCTTTTACACTAAGCCATGAGTCTTCTTGTACTGAGTAGGGTTCCTCTTGTATTTCCTGAACTCAATATAAATCAGCTCCTTGATGAACCTCATGTATGACGGAAACAGATCGAGGAATTCCACAACCTGTCTCTCTGTCATTTTGTCAAAATGAATTTCAATTCTCTTCGTCAGTGGGCTCTTTGTGTCCATTCATGTCCTTTCTCAATAGCTCAAGTATGTATTGGCGTTTGTTTGGTATCTTCTCAAACCATTCTAAAACATCAGCGTCTGTCTCCCGGTTAATATAGAATTCAAAACGCTTCTGAACTTGCTTGCGCCATTTATCCAGATTCTCTTTGTCTCTGCCCACAATTTTGTCCTCGGCCATATTTTATCACCTCCTTTCTTCGTATAGCAAATCTTCCAGATCGAAGTCGTGAAGCCATAACTGAATGATTGTACAGATAATGCCGGTGGCCATCGCTACAAAACTCACATAATCTAAGATTGTCATTCTTCTTCCTCCTCATAAACCGGGTTCAATAGTAAGTTATAAAGCAACGTTCTCACGTCGGCGTACATGATCAAACGATTGTCTTCAAACCGGAATGAATAGACGTTTGCGTACTTTAAACAGTCTCTCGGTCTATTTATTTGGATTGACATCACCTTTCTTTCTGTTAAGTCACCCTCCGTTATGTGCAAATCGATGTCCCTTCCATCATAGGCGTCGCATAATTCTTTAGCGTTCATTATTTGTCCTCCTTTCTGTCTAAGTGATAATCAATGTCAGCCTTTATTTCGTCGATCGACCATTCTTCCGGTTCATAAGCGATGGTGTGGCCGTTTGCTTCTACTCTCCATTCGTGCCGGTGCGGAATGTATTCGATCTCATATCCACGATAGTGCAATGTGTAGGCCTCCCGGACGGCGTCGTATTCGCCTTCTGTCAGGTAAGAATAAAAGGCTAAGAATTTGTTTTTTGTCAGGTGCTCAAAGTCTCTCATCTTCTCTTCATCGTCGGAAAAACTAACCAAAGGCCTTTCCATCTTCAGCTTCCTCACGACGCTTTTCATTGCCGTGATTCCTTGTAAAATAGCAAGGTCCTTCTCTTCGTTTTCCCAATCTTTCATAGATGTTTCTAATGTGTTGATCAGTAATTCTCTTTCAAAATCTGTTAAGTATAACACGTTCGTCTCCTTCCCGCTCTGCTTTACTCGAGGACTTGCGACCTCCGTCGGTAGCATTAGGAAGGGCCTAAGCCCTATGGTCTCTGTAAACTATCTTTGCCATGAACCGGCAACCGAAGTACATTTCCGCTTCCTTTCTGTCTTCAAATAGAAGCTGATAAGAAACGTTGTTCAGTTTGAACGTAGCTTCGACCGGCCAGTATTCGGATGGATAGTCCTTAAGAGTTACTGTGATCGTCTTCATTGTTGTCTCCTTCCAGGTCCGCTTTGATGTATGCCTTGATCGAATTCACTTCCACTCTCCCGCCTTTGAACATGTTTCCGAGCATGTAGTTGATGACGTAGCGGATGTGTTGAGTATCATTCATGGCCGGATCGTAGCTTTGATCGTAGCGGATGTCTACGTATGGACTGTATGAACCGGGGTCATCGTTTTCAATGCTCATGTAGGTATCGCACCCATAACCGGAATGTGATTCATAAAACCTAACATTGTAGCCGGTGGTCCAAGCGTGGCCATTGTCCGATAAGTGAAGTGTTACTCTGATGTACTCGTCTTTTAACATTGTTCTGTCTCCTTTTAGCGTCTTTGCGCTCTTGAAAGTCTCTCCGCAGAGGGGCCCTCAAGACCGGAAAGCCCGGCCATCCTCCTTTCTATAATTCCTTGTAAAGTGCTCTGTATTCCTGGATCATTTCGTCAGCGTCCAGGACCGGCGTGAATTCTTCTGATCGTTTGCTAGTAAGCTTCTTGTAGCCGTGTTCGATCATAAAGCGTTCCTTTAATGCTTCTGTGCGGGCGTCGATCAGCTTGTGTACGGCGTTCATCATTGAATTCTGATAACGGTACATGTACCAAGGACGATTGATCCATCTGTCCCGGCCTTCTGATACTTTTACATCGTCTTTGAAAAGGTATGTCTTTTCGGTAGTCCCGGAGCGGTCACGGGAAGTCTGATTGAGGAATGTATATCCTCTAATTTCTTTCTTTTCCATCATCATGTTTTAGTCCTCCTTGATGTTTTTGTCGTATTCGTTCAGTATTTCAAAGTCCTCGAATAGCCCG